AGCAGAATTTGAGGACGATGTATCTGTAAGTGGTGCATTAATAGTAGGAGGAACTACAACTATTGTAGGTGCGACACACTTACAAAGTACTGCTTCAGTAGGAGGTGCAGCTACGTTTGCTTCTACGGTAACAGTGGTGGGTGCAGCAGCTTTAAAAAGTAATGTAACAGTAGGTGGTACATTAGATGTTACAGGTAATACATCTATAGGTGGTACAAGTAATATTACAGGTAAAGCAGAGTTTGAAGATGATGTATCAGTATCAGGCAATGTAAATATTGGTGGTACTACAACTATAGCAGGAGCTACAAGTTTAGGGTCAACTTTAGATGTAGCTGGTAATGTATCAGTAGGTGGTACAAGTAATATTACAGGTAAAGCAGAGTTTGAAGATGATGTATCAGTCTCTGGTGCATTAGTTGTAGGTGGAGCTACACAACTTAACTCTACAGTAACAATAGCTGGTTCAGCAATCTTTGAAGATAGTGTATCTGTAAGTGGTAATTTAGATGTAGCTGGTAATGTATCAGTAGGTGGTACGTTCTTTGCTGGAGGTGGTATTACCTACGATGGTGATGTATCTGTATCAGGTGACTTAGCTGTAGGTGGTAATGTATCAATAGGTGGGACTCTAAGTGTAACAGGTGCAGTTAGCCTAGCATCTACATTGAGTGTAGGTGGAGTAGCAAACTTTGCTGATACTGTAACAATAGCTGGTGCTGTAAGTCTAGCATCAACATTGAGTGTAGGAGGTGCATCACACTTTGCATCTACGGTAACAGTTGCAGGTGCAGCAGTCTTTGAAGATGCAGTATCTGTAAGTGGGGCTGTCAATATAGCTGGTAATACATCAGTAGGTGGAACTTTCTTAGCAACAGGTAAAGCTGAATTTGAAGATGATGTGTCAGTCTCTGGTGCTTTAATAGTAGGTGGAACTACAACTATTGTGGGAGCCACACATTTACAAAGCACTGTATCAGTTGGAGGGGCTGCTACTTTTGCATCTACTGTGACAGTTGTTGGTAATGCAGTATTTACTGCTGACATACAAAAGAAAACAGCAGGTACATCTAACTTTGCTGCAGGTGTTAATGCAGGTAATTCCATTACGTCAGGTGGCAACTATAACGTGGCAGTGGGCGATGAAGCTGGTACGGCTTTAACCACAGGTGATGGTAATGTTTTGGTTGGATATGGGGCTGGTGATGGATTTGATACAGAATCCAATAATGTTGCCGTAGGTTATAATGCTTTAGGGGGAAGTTCCTATGCAGCAGAATACAATACAGCTATAGGTAGTAATGCAGGTGCTGCAATTACTTCAGGAGGCGTAAATGTTTTCGTAGGTTCTAATTGTGGTGATGCAACTACCACAGGTGTTGGTAATGCCGTTGTTGGACAGGAAGCTCTTGGTACTAATACAAGTGGAAGCTACAACGCAGCACTAGGTTATAACGCATTAAAACTTAATGAGACAGCATCTAACAATACTGCTGTAGGCTATAATGCTCTAACTGCGAATACAACTGGAACAAACAATGTGGGCATTGGCTCTGGTGCTGGTGATGCTATAACAACAGGAGGAAGTAGCACGGCAATAGGTGCTAGTGCTTTAGGTGCGCTGACTACAGTAGGCAGTATGACAGCAGTAGGAGCTTCTGCTCTTGGTGCTAATACAGATGGTTATGGAAGTACAGCCGTAGGTGCTGCTTGTCTGGATGCTAACACTACAGGAAATAATAACACAGCACTTGGACAAAATGCTCTTGGTGCCAATACTACAGGTTCAAACAGTGTTGCAATAGGAACAGCAGCAGGTGATGCAATAACAACTGGTGGAAACCATACGGCTGTAGGCTATGGAGCATTGGGTGCTGTAACAACTGTAGGTTCACTAACTGGTATTGGGTATGAAGCAGGAGCAGCAAATACATCAGGCACTGATAATGTTTATGTAGGTTATCAAGCTGGTACTGCTGTTACATCAGGTTCTAATAACGTCTTATTAGGCTCTGCTGCTGGCGATGCACTTACAACAGGAGGGCAAAATACATTTGTGGGTTTTTCTGCTGGTGGAGCGCAAACTACATCTTCGCAAAATACGGCAGTGGGTTATGGAGCCTTAGATGCTTGTGTAGATACTGGTCAACATACTGCTATGGGCCACAACGCTCTTGGAGCGTGTGTAGATGGTACAAACAATACAGCCTTTGGTTCACAGGCAGGTGCTGCTGTTACAAGTGGTTCTAGTAATACTCTTGTAGGTGCTTATACTGGTGATGCCCTAACGACAGGACATAATAATGTTTATGTTGGAGTTAATGCTGGTGGAACAGCTACAGAGGCTGGTTATAACATCTGTATAGGCAACGGTACTGGAAACGGTGGTGCTACTACAGGCGACCACAACATTGTCATGGGTCATGCAGCAGGTGATGCACTAACAAGTGGTGCCAACAATGTCATCATTGGTCAATCTGCTGGTACTACATTGACTACAGGTGCTACTAATGTAGCCATTGGTGCAGAGGCTTTATATTATCAAACAACTGCAAGTAACAATACAGTAGTTGGGAATGGTGCTGGTAAAGCGACTACTACTGGTTCTGAAAATGTATTGCTAGGTTCTTATGCTGGTGATGCAATAACTACTGGCGCACAAGCCGTTGCTGTTGGTCATCACGCACTAGGTTCAAATACAACCTCACATTATAATGTTGCTGTTGGTTGGGCAGCTTTAGCAGCGTGTACGACAGGTGCATCCAATACGGCTGTAGGTAATTCGGCTCTTAACGATGTAACAACTTCATCAGGAAATACGGCAGTTGGATATGCAGCAGGTGATGCTATAACAACAGGCGATAATAATACGGCTGTAGGAGGGTATGCTTTAACATCTGCAACAACAACGGCTGGAGTTACATCTATTGGTTATAATTCTGGTAATAATTTAACAACAGCACCCTCTTGTGCCTTTGTAGGTGATTATGCTGCTGATGCTGTAACTACTGGTGGTTATCATGTAGCTATGGGGTCAGGCGCATTAGGAGCTTGCACTACGGCAACAGGAAATACGGCTCTTGGTTATAATTCTGGTAATGACATAACTACGGGAGCCAATAATACCTGCGTTGGAAACGCTTCATTCCAAGCAGCGACTACATCCCCTTCTAATACTTGTATAGGACATGGGGCTGGCTCTTCAATCTCAACAGGAGATGGCCTTAATGTTTGTGTTGGTAATCTAGCAGGTGATAATATAACAACTGGTACTAAGAATATTTGTATTGGTAATGCAGATGGTAGTGCTGCTGGTGCAGCAAATAATATTGTTATTGGATATGATATTGCTGGACCAGGCGACAATGTTGTGGCTTTTGGTAAAGCTTCCAATGTTATTCAAAATACTTTTACATCAAATGCTACATGGTCACAGGCTTCAGATGAGCGTTTAAAAACAGACATTAAAGATAATACTCTTGGTCTTGATTTTATCAATGAGATGGAAACTAAAACATATCGTTGGAAACCATCTTATGATGTCCCACAAGAACTTACCAATCATTATAACGAAGAAAATCAAAAAGATACTGATGTTCTAATGTATGGAATGATGGCTCAAAAAGTTAAAGAGTCTATGGATAAATATGATAATCCAAAATTTACAGGCTGGGAAGAAAACAAAGATGGTTCACAAAATCTGTCTAGAGAGATGTTTGTAATACCTTTAATTAAAGCTGTACAAGAACTATCAACACAAGTTAATGAACTAAAAGACGAAATTAAAACTTTGAAAGGAAAGTAAAATGAGTGAAGAACCAACTGCAGAAGAAATTAATGCACACTTCTCTGCAATGGATGATAGTGTTACTTTAATAAATGATACTATTGCCGATAACACTGACGCATTAGAAATGTTTGGCAGTGAAGAAGAAGTAAAGCTAATGGTAAAACGTAACACTGACCATCTTGAACTTCAACTAGTTAAAGATTGGGCAACAGAAGATAGTCGTGATAAGTCTTCATATACTGATGCTATCACTGCTGGCGTAAACTATATTAACGGATAGGAAAAATGGAAACTGAAAACAACGTAGTAACAATTAACGGTCAAGAATATATTGAAGATAATCTTAATGAAGGTCAAAGGTATTTTATAAATCAGATACGTGACCTGCAACTAAAGGCAAATAGTTTAAGGTTTCAACTAGATCAAGTAGTTGTTGCTCAAGATAAGTTTACAGAAGAACTAATTAAAACAGTAGAGGTTGAGGAAGAAGAACCTGAGTTTCCTCAAATTAATTTAAACTAAATGTTTTATTATGTATCAGTCATAGCCTTTCTTACACTTGCTCCTATGAATATACCTGTGGAAGAGCAAGCTGTAATAGGTCCATTTCCAGAAAAATATCAATGTGAAGTTTATAAAGCACAGGTAAAAGCTATAGTTGATAGTACAGTTAATGCACAAATAAAAACAGCGAAATGTATAACAAAAATACAAAGTTAGAGAATAAGTAATGTCAGGGTTTCAAAGAAGTGTTATGATGTCTATGGGTGGTGGTATTGATATTACTACTACCTCTGATGCTGAGAATGTTAATCTCAGAACATTACTTGATGCAGCAGGGTTTGATAATGATATACCAACAAAAATTACCTACAGATTAAACTCTGGTGTGACTCTAACTTCTGCAGAACCTGGTACTAATCTTGAAGGTCCAGCATGGCAAACAGGAACTATTGGTAGTATACATACTGTAATAGTATATATTAGTGGTGATATTAAAGGCTATGGTGGTGCTAGTGGCACTAGAGGACAATCATCTAATTCAGAAGGTGCTAATAATGGTGGTACTGGTGGTACAGGTGGTGATGCTATGTCATTTGCATGTAATGCCACTCTTGTTGTAAACTCTGGTGCTTCTGTCCTCGCAGGTGGTGGGGGTGGAGGTGGAGGTGGTGGAGCCTATGATGAAGATGGTAGCGAACATGTGGGTGCTAATGGTGGTCTTGGTGGTCGTGGTGCTGGTACTAATGCTGCTACAAGTGGTGGTCCTGCAGTAACTGAAGATGATAGTGGTGGACGTGCTGTTTCAGGTGCTGGTGGTGATGGTGGTAATTATGGTGCATCAGGTAGTAATGGTTCAAACGCATCAGAAGGTATGATTTTAGGAACAGGTGGTACTGGTGGTTCTGCAGGATATGCAGTTAAAAAGAACTCTAATACAGTAAGTGTTACAAACAATGGTACAATTACAGGTACACAAGGATAAATAAAATGTTATGGATATTATATCAGGAGATGTTAAATGGCAAGTACATACACAACTAATTTAAGGCTGACTAAACAGGGTGATGGAGAGAACCCTAATAGTTGGGGTCAGATTCTAAATGATGGTGTCATTAGTCTTGCTGATGAAGCTATAGCAGGTTATACTACTATATCTATTGGTAGTGCTGCAACAGTAAACCTAACAAATAATGATGGTGCTGATGACCAATCACGTAAAGCTTTCTTAGAAATTAAAGGTTCAGTTGGAGGAGTAGCAACTTCAATCTTTCTTGTTGTTCCTAATAATAGTAAATCCTATGCTGTATTAAATAAAGTATCTGCTAATGCTGATAGCAATGTAGTCATGATGCGAGTAGC